CCATTTCCACTACTACCAATCTTCTTATTGATCCAGCCTCAATGAAGAATATCCTTATTGACCATAGGAAACACGAAGTGTTCCCAGTGTGAACTCTATTGCGGAAAGCCGATTTGTAACAAATCGGCTGTATTCTTCATTTTCGGATTAACACTTAATAATTGTTAAAAGGAATAACTATGTCCGGCAACCATGAGCAGACGAGTCGTAACCATAGCCCTGACAGACGATGCCTGGGACTTCTATTCGAAGTGGCCCAGGGGCAAGAGATCATCCAGAGTATGCAATAGCATTACAATGCATGAGATAAACAATAGAAGACGAAAGGATCTACTCGCTGTCCAAAAAGAAACAGATCGATTGATTAGACAACAGAACAGAAGGATCAAAGATTTACAGAGCCGCCTGGATGCTGTCGTAGCTGGATTGCCTGACCCTGGAGAGAATGAGTGGAGATTATGAGAAGGAGATGTATTACCTCTGGTTGTCGCACGATCATAACCTGGTCAGGGTTCGGAGATTGTGTTCGTTGTGGTAGATGTTCCAGGTTAAGGAGAGAATTAAGATGATGGCTTGCATTAAGTGTGGAAAGGAATTTCCATCAGTCAAGATATGGTCGCCTAAATGTGGCCTATGTATGTTTGAGGAATTAAAATGAAATTCCATAATTGGCATCAAGATGCTGAAGATTCGTTCTATGAATGGCAAGAAGAAGAAGTGTTGTTGTTAGATTGGGAAGGATGCGATCAGCGTGACCACTACTGGTCAATTAGGGAAATATGTATGATATGTGGCAATTCTATGTTCAATTGTACCTGTGATCTCCCTAAACTTGAGAAATTGCCCTCTGAATCCATTCTCCGGCCATTCACCCCGAAAAGGATGGATTACCCACGACACATTCAGTTTAAGCCTCTAAGGTACATTCCAGAGGCCAAGTTTTTCAGAGCTTCAGAAAAACTGTGAGGGGATCTCTCCACCGATAGCAACGGCCAATAATACAGCTAATGCAAGGATGATCTTCACTGTATGAGGGCCAATCTCAATCTTGAGGCGATCTGATTCAATTTTGTCCGGCATATTCATTCCCCAGTCGCTACTGTACCCAAAGCGTTCCAGATGCTAATCAATGATCCAGCAATGCCAACCTCTACTGCACTTTCAACGCCCATCTGGCCGAAGACATCCTGTTGATGTTCGCCAACCTCTACGGCAGCCGAACCAGTAACCGCGCCGATGGCAGCTCCAAAGGGGCCAGCGATTAAGCCGCCGAATAAGCCGCCGATCCCCGCGCCGACTAAGTTTTGAGTTTCTAACCAATCTTTGATTTCGTCAGGGGTCATGTCTTTCGTGATGTCTAACAAGTCTTTATCGAGGCCCATTTGATTCAATAGATACTCGATGAATAAAACAATCACACCACCAAAAGCAGCAGCTCCCGCAGGTGTAAGGTTAGTGAGAGGGGAAGCGAGGCGATTTACTGAGTAGGCGGTTTGTGCATCTCTCAAGACATTCCGTTCAACAGAACCCAGGACAATTTCATGACGGATAACCTGGTCAGGTTTTGGCTTAGGCATCGGAATCACTCCGGTGGTTCAGGCCAGTGGTCAACGGCTTCCATTGCATCGGGGTAATCCGCAGGTAGATCACGCAGAGCTTGACGGTAGTCCTTCCATGCTTGTGACATTGTGCGATCCTTGACGGCTAACCAGTCAGTATTATCCAAGCAGTTGTCACGGAATATCCGCAGTTCGTGCCAATCATACTGAAGCAATCGTTGTTCAACCACTTCACTACCGTTCATGATAGTGTGATATTTGCTAGGCTTCATTGATTCAACCCCACGCTAATTCGGGTATAGCCTCGCGGGGTTAAGTCGGTGGCTGTAATTGTTGAAGGGAGGGTGTTGTCTGAACCTGTTTGAATCCAAAGAATCTGCCAGCTCGATGAAAGGTTCTCAGTAGGCCCCATCCAGGGAACCGTACTACCCGAAGACATCCAAGTAAATCCTTGAGATGTTGAACGAGTTGTGCCGATCCAGTACTGAGTTCCTCGGACTAAAGTGATCGTTCCGACACTGGTCTGCGCGACTTGACCTGTTGCAGTAGCATCAAAGATCGCGTCACTTCCTAGCTTCTCATAAGGAACGCCGTTATTGTCTGAATAAATCGCTACTACTGCGTTACAGGCTGATCCCGCTGCTGATGAAATGTCGATTACGATAGAGTCAACCGTTGATGATTCAGCAGCGATGAACGGATAGAACATGGGTTCATCACGAGAAAGAGTACCGTTGTTCCCTGCGGTCATCCCGAAAGGAGGGGATGAATCTACACGGTTTAGTGAATAAGTGGCGTTTATGTCGTCACCTGATGTTATTTCTGCATTGAACGATCCACCACTAGCAGCAGTAAGCAACCCGCTCCATTCACCTTTCACAGATAACCTGGCTAAGTTGACCAGGACAAGTCTTCGAAGTTCATCCTCATTCATTTCCTCTATAGCTATTGGAGTACCTGTACTCTGTAGAGTTGCGAAGGCTATATTCTCCAGATCGGTGTTCTGAAGTAGGGGATAAACGCGAGGACTCTTCTTATTTGCATCTGGTAGCGGCATAATATCACCCTAGAAGTCCATCCCATTCCTGTTTCACTGTTAACCTGGCTAAGTTAACCAGGATAAGTCTTCGAAGTTCATCCTCATTGAGCTGTTCAATACTGATCGGGTTCCCTACTGAAGCAATATCAGTTTGTGAAAGACTGTTTGGGGCTTCTGAATCTAGGGTTTTATTCTTCAGCAGTTTGTAGACCCTGGGTGAATTAGCTTGCGCGTCTGGTAGCGGCATTCTAATCACTTCATAGTTTCTTTTCTGCTGCCTTTAGTGCGGCATTGATCTTATCCAGAGAAGCAGAAGACACAAGACCATGCAAGAATAACCTTCGAGCGTCGGCACTCATGCGCTTAATGCGCTTTCTTTCTGTGGACTTCTTCACCTAATCACCTCATGCGTTGGTTAGGAATTGGGCTTTGAAGTTCAGGTTCACTGGGATGCTGCATCGATTGAACATTGGTTGTTGGCCTGCACCAGGGTTCACCATTGGAACAGATCCGATGACATTTCCTAGAGCATCTACAACATAAGCACCTGATGTTTCAATTTTTGAACCATCTACTGATGTAGAGAAAGCGTGAGTGATAACTTGACCTTGAACTGTGTCTCCGATAGAGTTTCCAGTCTGAAGATCAACCAGTTCGTTTGTAGCTGCACCTGTTGGTGTAACTACTGCGATCCTGGACACGCCTCTGTTAGTGTAGTAACATAGGGCTGCTTCTCTGTCTGCTGCGGTGTTGCTCATTACTCGAACAATATCTCCGGCCTGAAGTGTAAAAGGAGCACACAGGGGTGAGTTCTGAAATGCTGATCCCATTATCCCGACAGGGATGAGGGCTGCAACCAGTCCCTGCCGAAGAATGTAAGCGTAAGCTATACCATTACCTGCACAAACTAAACCGGAAGTTACAGTTTGTCCTGGTGCGTAATCTCCTACATTTTGCGCTGACACTGTGTATGCGGTGTCCGTGGTTAGGTTAGATTCTGTACCTTCTGCGATCTCTGCTTTGAGTGGAATGT